GGAGCAAATATAACCAAGTTTCTGCTTCTGAAAGAATAACATCTGAAGCGTGGAAGTCAATGTATAAGAATACAGTCGGTGAAACTTGTGCTGATGCAATCAATGGTACTTCAACAATAACATAGAACATTCCATAAGAACATTCATGTGTGAATTGATTTGCTGACAAGTTTGCTGAACTAGCAACTCCAGCGGCATTTCTTGGCGAAGGGACATTCTTCATATTTGTGGTCGTCATGGGTTCTACAACATGTTCACCCATCATTTTATCTGCACCAAATTTGTGAATTTGTCCTTTGACAACATTGACATCATCTGTGGTCATAACCTGACCAGCCGTATATTTACCTGTATCTTCTGGTACAAAAATTGTTCGAAGTTGGTATGAATGAAGCTGATTATGAGTGCCACAAATCTTAAAATTAAGTTTGGCGGACCATTGTTGTGCCATTGAAGCGGCAAACATCTGATGCGAAATCGTCATTGTTGTTACTGGAGGTGTGCCTGCTACCGACGCTGAAAAATCAGTGATGGTACAGGGACGTGCATACAAAACTGTGTGCACTTGATCTGCAACGGCCAAAGGGAAAACTCCAATAATGTTTTCACTATTCATGATCTTTTCGACTTCCATTTCGTCTATCCCAGAGCCAAATTGTCCATCCGAAACTTCCACTTCCTGATTTTTCGCAACAGTCAAATTATGCATTGGAACTGTGCCTTGATCATTTAGGAAACGTGTTCCTGGATGATACTTGATAGCTGTGATCGGAGCATCAGATGGATTATGTTTTGGCGTAGAGGACATGACTTTCTGCATCATATTTCTCAACGAATTCATCTGCATTTTCGGATAAATCGGAGAAACTTTAATCGTCGGTTTCTCATTCATTCTAGCAATCAATTGTTCGATCTTTTCTTTTTCTACTAACAAGTTTGCCAAAGCTACAGGTTGGTCAATAAATGTTGGATATTCAACTCTCAAAGTCTCCATTGGACAGAAGATTTGAATTTTAATTCTTGCTGAATCAGTTTGAGATGGAGTTACGCGTGAAATTCTAAAAGTTCCAAGACTTCCTGTGTTCGTGGATAAATTTCTTGCCAAAAATGCATCCACCCAAGGTGCTGTAATATCAACTTGGCCTCCTGTAGATAAAGGAATCACTTCTCTTATCGACTGGGATTGTTGTAGGAGCGTTGCAGCTCTTTGCGTACCCAAAGGAGGAATGTATTGTGGCATAATTGCACCTGAGCATGTCCTTGCTGTTGTTATGAGCGTTCTTATAACAATATTTGCTCTTATAGCAGCAAATCTTGCCAACTTTGCTCTCACGTTAGCTTGTCCAAGCAATGCTGCCAAAGGGTCAAACGTATAAAGAATGTCACCTGGTAAACCACCTGTTGGTACCGTGACATTTGCAATTGTGTAGACTCGGCTTACAATATCTCGCACTGTGTGGTCACGTATTTCCTCAAATTGATAGAACTTTTCTTCCGACAAGCTTTTCTGTGCGGGCATTTGTTCCTTGATGATTTCTGTCTCATTATCATATGTTATGATTTGTTGTGATGTGATTTCTTGTGATTGATTTTCATTTTGTTGTTCTGTTGACCATTGTTTCATTTCAAGACGCGGCCAAACATCTTGAACTGTAATGAGCGAATTTTCGTCATGCTCTGAATAAATATTCTGACGCAGCTTATGATCAACGATAACGCTGAAATCATCGGAGAAATAAAATAAATTATCACCATTACGTGTCAAATTACGCAAATCGCTCTGCGAAAATCTACATTCTGGTGGTAACAACAAATTATGTCTGTCAGCTGAGGTGAGAATTAACTGTCTGTATTTTTCAAATATTGTTTGCGTGTGTAGACTTAATTCTCGAATTGCCACACGCATATTGACTACGGTTTGTGCTCGTTTTAGTTCTCGTTTCCTGTTATCCACCTTATCCCAATTCAGACATTCAAGAATAGAAACTAATTCCAGAGGTGCAATCCATCCATGTACTGAATCATATGAAAAAGTACGCTTTAAGATTGAAACTTCTGATAATAGCTTATATTCTAATTCTTTGCCATCCTTGGCATCATTGGTGTATGTGTGGCCTAATGTCTTCATCATTAATGTTATTTCTTTCGGATCAATTAGACGTCTCAAAGTTTGTGAAAACGACATCAAGTTGTCGTCACCATATGTTACTACTCTAAAATGTTCTGTTAAATTTGCCCTAACTTCAATTGATTCACTTGTTCCTACTTTAAGTAAAATTTTTGAGATAACCAAGTATAGCAATGCTGTATTGTACATTGTGTTAACAAACGTTGTTGCTGGATTTCCTGAAGGTTGTCCTGAAGCAATATGTGCAACTGCATT